AGGAGCAGGGCGATACCGCGACGTATCATTTTCAGGACAACTATGAAAAAGCTCTGATCAATATCGGGAAGCAGATTATTGATCTGGTGCCCAAGGTTTATGATACTAAGCGGGTGCTGAAGATGATGGCGGAAGACGGGGTGGATTATGATTTGGTGATCGATCCAACCCAGCGGGAAGCTTATTATCAGGAGCTTTCACATGATAATGAGGTGGTGAAACGGATATTCAATCCGCAAGTGGGGCAGTATGATATTGCTTCCAGCACGGGGCCGGCCTACGGCAGTAAGCGGGAGAAGACCGTTGAAGCCCTGACGTTGATCCTGACGCAGAACCCCGGACTGACCTCGATCATTGGTGATATTCTGCTGTCGGCGATGGACTTTGATAAGGCGGATGAGGCAGCAAGGCGGCTTCGCCGGATGGTTCCGCAGCAGGCGCTGGGCAATGGTCCGACGCCGACAGAGCAGCAGCAACAGCAGCAAATTCAGCAGCTGCAGGCATTGCTGCAGCAGCAGCTGCAGGAAGCTGGACAGGCGAAGCTTGCCCATGATCGGGATAGGCTGAAGCTAGTCGGCAAGGCCGAGATGCGGGATATTGATGTTTACAAGGCGGAAACTGAGCGTATGAAGGCGCTGCAGGAGCAGCTGCCTATGGACCCGGAAGGGTTGAAGCAGATGGTTAGGAAGTTGATGGATGAAGCGGGTAAGGTGGATTTGGGGAATGTGGTTCGGGCGAATGAAGGGGAATTGACGGACGGGACGGATGATGCCGGGGCGGGGCGTGTAATGGCCACCACCACGCAAACGGGATCGGCCGACACCGACGGGCGTCCGCCGTTACCCCATGCCCGCAAGGCCCCGGACGGCCATTATTACATCCCCGATCCCACGCGCCCCGGCAAACACATCAAACTCACCCCAAAGGGAGCCGCCCGATGACTGAAACCACCGACGGCACAAGCCTGGATCAAATCCGGGCCCAGGTGCTAAAGCGCATTGCCTCCGGCGAGGCGCAGCAGTATAATACCTTGTATGGCGGTGGCAGCTTTCAAAGCTATGCCGATCATCCTAGACAAAGCTTTATCGGGCCGACAGGGAAACCTACTTCAGCTGCGGGGCTTTATCAGTTCGAACAGGGAACCTGGGATGATCAGAAGCGAAAGCTCGGGCTGAAGGATTTCACCCCGACTTCGCAAGATGATGCGGCTTGGGATTTAGCGCAAAGTCGCTATCGCGCGACAACGGGGAAGGATTTGGCTAATGAGTGGCGGAATGGAAATACTGACCTTAGTCCGCTTGCGCCTACATGGCCGAGCTTGGGCAGCTCCGGCAGCTCCGGTATGGCCACGGCTACGGGCGTGGCTCCGCAAGCTAGCTCAGGCGCTGGAACTGCTGGTGTTTTGGCCGGTGGTCCTGCTGATTCTGGTGATATGGCTGGTGGCTCTGCCCAGCCGGCTGGTAGCAAGGCTTATGCGGTTTTGCAAATGATGCAAAAGCTTGCACCGCAGCACCAGTTTACACCAGTGGACTACGATCCGTGGAAGTTTGTTCCGAAGGGATAAAGGGTTATTCTAATGGCTGACGATCTTATCCCGCAGTTTCAGCTAACGCCAGTGGATTACGATCCGTTTTCGGCTGCCTATGATTACGCGCAAAAATTGGCAAAGCAGCAAAGCAACAACGAATTGATGACTCATGCGGTGGGTATGCCAGCGCAGGGGCCTACAGCGGAAGATATGGCGAAAGATCCGAATCTGTCATTGGGGGTTCGTTTGGCGGCCAGGGCTACAGAAGCTGGACCGCTTGGCTGGCCCGGAGCTTTGGCTGGAGTGGTGGACAAGTTTCATCAGGTGGCTACTGGGCAGTCTTATCTGGAGCCGGGTAAAGCGCCGCTTACGCAGCAAGAGCTGGAAAAGCTGGGCATCAGCACGGGGCTGAATATGACCCTGGGCGGGATGACAGGTGATATGGTTCCAGGGAAACTGAAAATGGGCCTTGGAGGGGAAATTCCAGAGCTGGGTGAAACCGCTGGCGGGCCAATTTCGCATGAGGTAATTTCGCCAAAGCTTTATGATTTGTATACTAAACATCAAGGTGATTTTGCCTATCCTGCAAGCAATCCGGCTTTGGATGTTCCCGCAGATAAGCCGCAGATGGCAGATTATCTGGCTGGAAAAAGCAGTTATCTTGATTTTGCTATGCACCCAGACACGACGATTACCGATCTGAAACATCCGATGGTTGCGGCTAAAGAGTATTATGAAAGTAATCCCAATTTGCATTTGGAAAAAGTTCCCCCGCAGCAGTTGACAAAGAAGTGGGATAAGAATACGGAGCTGGATAGCGAGTTAGAAAAGCAGCTGCATGGGCTTTTGTCGGAATATACAACTCAGGGCACGCCCGAGCTAGGCTCTGAAGGGCTGAAAATTCCCAAAGGCAATCAGCTTCTACAAGATTATCTTTCCGGAAAAATTAGTTATAATGAGTTCGGTAATAAGGCTACGCAAGAGGATTTTCAGCATCCGTATGTTAATCCGAAGCTTTATTCTGAAATGGCGAATGATTTGCCTAGCAACAAGGCGCACACTTTGCAGGACATAGCCGAGGCTAAAGCAGGGGTTAAAAAATCATCTTCGGTCGATCCGTTTACCGGCGAAGCCTGGGAAGGAAAGTGGGATTTGCACGAAGATGAGCCGTATCTTGCGGGGCTTGCGCCGCAGGGGCCAGCTTCGAATTCGGTTTATACCAATCCGGAATATTTGGCCAATCGCTACAGCCGCCCGGCCACTGAGCCGCCGATGGCGCGGGAAAAAGATCCGTATCATGTGGATGAGTGGACGGGAGAAGAGCTTGGCCCGGAGAAGTATTCTCCGCATTTGAAGCCAGTGAAGTGGGCTGAGTTGAAGGGAAAAAGTGAGCAGAATCTGCTTACGCCGGATATGCCGACTTATGGCCCGGCTGTAGAGCAAGGGTATAATCCGAATGTTTTGCTGCATCGTGGAATGTCTTCTCCGATCACTGGCGAAGCCTGGTGGGACCCAAGCACCAAACCCCGCGAGCGTGGCGTTTACGCGGCGGATGAGCCAAGAGTTTCCAGCTCGTATGGTAAATATCAGTACCCCGCTGTTGGCGCGTTTGACAAGCCGATGGAGATTGACTGGCCTACAGCCACCGGGCGGGATGCTTATTCCAGTTCCCATATGCCTGGGATAGTAGACGCGGCGAGGGAAGCAGGGGCTGATTTGCTGATAATACGGAATATTGAGGATATTGTAAGTTCTGGCAAGGCCAAGCACGATCAGTATGTTGTGCTTGATCCGCGCAAGCTGCGCGATCCGCAATTGGCAAAATTTGATCCCGCCCGCAAGGGGGAGAATAATTTGCTTGCGTCCATTGGTGGGGGTATGGTAGGATTGCCGGTAATGAAGAGCCTGTTGGCTCCAACTGAAGGGGAAAATAAATGAGCAAATCAGGAGCGCACTGCCACAAGCTGGTGAAAGAAACTGCTATCGAGATGGCCCATGAGTGCTATGCCACGCTAATGCACCGCAATGATTGGTACTGGGATTGGCAAGCAGCACATCCAAATATGGGGCCGAAGGCGCTAGAGCAGTTCTGGGTAGATAAGAAGTGGGGCGAGTTTGTAGAAGGAGCGCGGGCCACGCTTGCCGGGATGTTGAACTCACCCATTGATGAAGAGTTGAAAATGCAAATTTATAATGCACTCTGTCTTGACCAAACTCTCGTCCGCGGGCGTTTGGATAAACAGATAATTCTGGGTTAACAACAGGCAAGGGACTCACCCTGATGAACGACCAACAAACTGAGCAAGCGAATGAACCCCTTCCCTCTTCCGAGCCTATGGCAGAAGCTCCAGCTGGAGAATCTGCGGTTGCAGATGCGCCTGCTGTTGTGGCCGAGCCGGTGGCCCCGCCGAAGGAAGACTGGCGAGACAAAAGAATCGGCCAGCTGACGGCGCAGAAGAAGGCACTAGAGGCGAAAGCCCAGGCGCTGGAAATCCAGCTTCTGCAACGCCCTGGGGAAACCGATGCGAACTTCGAGGCCAGAGTGGAAGCTGCGGCCGAAGCCAAGGCTATTGAAAAAACGCAGGCGAATAAGTTCATAGATGAGTGTAATCGGGAAGCTGCTGCGGGCCGGAAGGCTTTTTCTGATTTCGATGATCGGATTAACAATCTGTCCAAACTTGTGGACAAAAGCGATCCGGTGAGCATTTCTAGCTACCAACAGCTGGTAAGTGCAGCACTGGAAACGGGCGAGGGTGCAAAGTTGCTACATTCGCTCGGAGCAGACCTTGATGAAGCCTCCCGAATCATGAGTCTTTCTCCGGTGAAACAGGGCATCGAGCTGGCGCGGATCGCTGCGCGGCAAGCTGCCCCGGTAAGCTCTGCCCCTCGCCCCATTCGACCGATTGGAAATCGCGGGGAAAGCCTGAATCAGGTGGACCCAGCGGATAAAGATCGGGGTGATAGTCTGGACACTCGCTCTTGGATGGAGCGCAGGGAACAGCAGATTGCTGAAGCGCAAAAGCGTAGATTTAGCCGCTGAGCTGAGCTGAAGCAAAGTTAAACTTTTCTGTTGGGGCAGTTTGCAATTGCCCCAACTGTTGAGCCGAAAGCACTCTCTTGCTTTCCAGTCTTGGTCCTGTCTGACCCTGTCGGCCCTAAAGAGTCTTGGGCACACTCATTCCCTGCCGCCGGCTGGATGCCGGGGCTTTCACCTCGAGGACCAAGACAATGGCCAATAGCCTTCTTACTATCAACATGATTACCCGCGAGGCCGTGCGCCTCTGGAAGAACTCCAACGCATTTCTGCAGAATGTGGACATGCAGTATGACGACAGCTTTGCGGTCACGGGCGCCAAGATCGGCTCCACGCTTCGCATTCGTCTGCCGAACGACTTCACTGTAACCACCGGCCCCGCGCTTTCCGTCCAGGACACCAACGAACAGTCCACCACGCTGACGCTGGCTACGCAGAAGCATGTGGATGTGAGCTATTCTACCCAAGACCGGACGATGAGCTTGGATGATTACTCCCAGCGCGTGCTTGCGCCTATGGTGAACAACCTGGCCGGTGCCGTGGCTGTGGATATCATGTCCGGCTCTGAAGGCGGCATTTGCAATTTCGTGGCGAATCAGGATGTGAACTATAACATTCTCTCCCCGAATCAGACCACCTATCTGAACGCTGGTGCGAGCCTGGATCTGAACTCAGCTCCCATTGCCAATCGTAAGATTGTCAACAGCCCCCGCACCGAAGCTCGCGTGATCGGTACGCTTTCTGGCCTGCTCAATCCGACCAGCGAGATCTCTCGCCAGTATGTCACCGGCCGTATGTATGACGCGCTGGGTTTCATCTGGATGAAGGATCAGACCACGATCACCCATACCAACGGGGCGCTCGCGCAGGGCTCGGCTACCGTCAATGGCGCTGGTCAAACCGGTCTGTCGATCACGGTCAACAGCCTTGCGGCTGGCCTGAACGTGGGTGATATTATCACCATTGCCGGCGTGTATGCGGTTAACCGCATTACCAAGCAGAGCACTGGTGAACTTCGTCAGTTTGCCGTCACCGCGACGGCGGCTTCTGGTGCGACCAGCATCAGCATCTACCCCGCCATCGTTCCGGCTCAGGGTGGTCAGGCTGTGCAGTATCAGACGGTTACGGCTTCGCCCGTGAACGGCGCTGCGGTTAACCCGGTGTCCGGTCTTGCGGCCAGCACCCAGTACCGCAAGAACTTCGCCTATGCGCCGGAAGCGGTCACGCTGGCCACTGCCGATCTTGAAATCCCCAAGGGAGTTCATGAAGCCGCGCGTGAGCAGTTCGACGGCGTGTCGATGCGTATGATTACCGACTACTTCATCGGCACCGATCAGCTCATCACTCGACTGGACGTTCTTTACGGTTATCTTTGGGTTCGTCCTGAGTGGGCCGTTGTCGTGGCGGATATCGTCTAAGGAGCAAAAGCTAATGACCAAAACCGAACATGATGGGTTCTGGTCTGCGCTCGAGGCGTTGGGGGGACAGTTTGTCCCTCCTTCGCTGACCGCTGCAGTGGAAAAAACCAGAGAAGAGATCAACCAGCTGGAACTGGATTTCCACAATGAAGTGGTGAAAGTGGAAGCTTTTGTCGCTCGTGTGGAAGACAAGCCGGCGGAAATTGAGGTCGAAGCTAAACAGCTGGAAGCTGGGGAGGTAACTGCTGATGCCCAGTAAGTCTCCTGCACAGCATCGGCTGATGGAAGCTGCCGCGCACACCAAGGGTGGTGTAGCTGGTGTGCCGCAAGCGGTAGGGAAAGAATTTGTCGCGGCTGACGTGGCGAAAAAACACCACATGGAGGAGGTGCATAAAGGCATCCATCATCATCTGGTGAAACAGGCCCATTCCGGGCATTACGGGCGCTAAATTCCAAAGGACTCACAATGGCACAGAACAGAC